GCAGCATAAATTGCTGGTATTGTAACATATTTTGTTTGTGCTCCATTACTTGTAATATCTTGACAGCTTAGTAATGTATTACCACTATATACTGATAAATTTAATGGAGTGATATATCTAGTTCCATTTAATCTAATAGTAAATGTCTGAGCAGGGATTAAATTAATATAATTTGCTACTTGTAAATTAGTAACAGGGTATGAAAATGTAGGAAATCCTGTTCCACTAATTCCTGTAAAATACATTCCATATTGAGGACTAAGTGTTACATTACCAGTAGCATATATATCACTCTTTACAAGTAACTGATTATTTGTTTTATTTGAGTAAGGAGGATAGTATGGATTAGGTATTATTATATCAGAGGTAGCAGCAGCTTTAGTTATTTGTTGCCCACTTACAGGAATACTAGCAATAGCAGTAAAGATGCCATTATTCACAGCATCTTGTAAATTATTAAATGAAATACATTGATTATTTGCTAGGCTTGCCCAACTCATTATTTACTTAATTTAGCTTCTAATTCAGTAATACGTTTTTCTAATGCAGCTATTTTCAATGTATGAATATCAATATAATTTACAACTAATTCATCTTCTCCTATAACTGTATCAGGTAAAATTTCTTTTACTTGTTGTGCAGCATATCCATATCTAATTATATCTGTAGAATTATCATTACGTGTAAACTTAATTACATCTATACCTGTTAAATCTATTTGAGGATTTGTTTCTAATATATTCTTAAATCTTAAATCAGATGATTCATAAAAAGCTGTTGCTGTAATATTACCAGATACAACCATATTACTAGTATAATATGAAACTAATGTATTCCAACCGCCAGAATTTTCTTGATATTGAAAATATATTCTTCCATCACCAGTATTACCAAAAAATCTACCTCCATAATAACTTGAAAATCCACCACCATAAGCAGCTGGTATAGTTAAATATGTATTATTTGTACCATCACCTATAGTAAAAGAAGGACCATACCATGTTAATAGACCACTAGCATTATCATATAAATCACTATTACCAATTGTAGTAGTTGATGTAAATTTAGCATAGTGATTTCCAACTCCTGAAACTGTTACAGATGACCCACTAGAACCACTAGAACCACTAGAACCACTAGAACCACTAGACCCACTTGTTCCATTAGCACCACTAGCACCAGATGTACCGCTAGATCCATTTCCTCCATTAGCTCCAGATGTACCACTGGAACCACTTGTTCCATTACCTCCATTAGCACCACTTGTTCCACTTGACCCACTAGTACCATTAGCTCCAGATGTACCACTTGAACCTGTACCTCCACTAGCCCCACTAGTACCACTTGTTCCAGTACTAGTTCCTGCTGTAGCTGATGTACCAGCACTAGCTGATGTACCAGAAGTAGCACTTGTGCCAGATGTACCTTTTGTACCTGCTATACCACTAGTTCCATTAGTACCAGCTGTTCCTGATGAACCAGAAGTAGCAGATGTACCTGATGTAGCACTAGATCCACTAGTTCCAGCTGTAGCAGATGTGCCTGATGAACCAGATGTACCACTAGATCCATTACCACCAGCAGCTCCATATAAGTTTACAGTCCAAGATGCATATGTTCCTGAACCTGTTGTTGATGCAACATTAATAACCATAGCACCTGTACCACTATTATAGCTAGTAACAGAGCCTTGCATTGTATTAGAGCTATCATATGTTAAAAGTACTGTTTGAACAATACTATAAGCTAATCCTGTACCAACAGTAAGACTCCTAGTACCAGTTCCTATTGTTAGTGATGTGACAGAAGATGTTAGATATTTATCTCCATTTAATCCTGCTGTTCCAGATGTTCCAACTGTTCCTGAAGATGCAGATGTTCCTGAAGATCCAGAAGAAGCACTTGTTCCACTTGTTCCAGAAGTACCAGTACTTCCAGAAGTACCAGCTGTGGCATCTCTACCAGATGTACCAGAACTTCCATCAGTTCCTGAAGTTCCTGAAGTACCAGATGTTCCTGAACTTCCTGATTGACCATTTGTTCCTGATATACCAGTACTTCCACTTGTACCACTAGAACCACTTGATCCACTTGATCCACTTTCACCACTTGTACCACTTGGACCTCTTGTTCCAGAAGAACCATTTGTTCCAGAAGTACCACTAGAGCCTGAATTACCACTGGTTCCTGATGAACCTGATATTCCACTAGTTCCTGTTAAACCAGAAGAACCAGAGGTCCCTGAAGAGCCGCTAGACCCACTAGAACCAGAAGAGCCACTAGATCCTGATGAACCAGAAGTTCCGTTAGTGCCACCACCACCACCACTAGTACTAGAACATACAGCATTATCTATTTTAGAAAGAGCACAATTTAGATTATCTCCATTGTGTACTCCTGAACATGGTAAGTTAGGACCATCATATGTAACTCTACTTGATAGAGTTTGACATTCAGCACATCCACAGTTTTCACCAGGATGATAAAAAGAATTATAGCAAGGATCGCCAGGTTGACAAGACATTTATTATTGATTTTATAATATTAAGGAATATACATTATGTAATAAGAAGCCAATACAGGCTGTATATTAGAATGAGCTGCTCCACCACCAGTGTTATTATTACTTATAAATACACTTGTTGCCACTGTAACACCTGTAGTGACACTAGTAGTAGGAACATTTTGTACACCATTTGAAACCATTCCAACAGTTCCACTTCCACCCCAACCATTTGGATTATTTCCACAATAGTGAATGTGACCAGGATCTGTTACAGTTGATGTAGCACTGGCTGAGCTTGTATGTGTATGTGAAGGAATTTGTGCTGTAGTTAATGTAACAGAATTTGCACCTTGTGTATCTGTAGAAGCATAGTTTGGATTACCTGCATATGAAGGATTAACTTCAGCATCCAAGGGACCTCCAGGAACACCATCAATAGCACCTACACCAACTCTTCCTCTTTTATCAGGTGTACCATTTAATCCATTACATAAATAGATTTTGTTCCATCCTAATGCAGAAATACCAGCACCTGTACCATCAAAATTAGCTAAAGATCCATAATATTCAACTGCTGTATAAGGAACCATTTTTAAATAGTTCTGAGTTCCAGAACCAGGTAATCCTGCTAAATAAGCAGCAACCAATGCATCAAAATCTGCTAGCTTAACATAGTTTGTAGATACGTTAAGTTCAAAAGCAGCAAGGTCAGATGCTGTTAAACAAAGCTTATTTATAATAGCCTGTACAATAGCATGTGTGTCTGAAGAAGCAGTTACTCCTGTAAGACAACCAATTGTGTAATTAGCATTAAGTATAGTTAATATATCATCAATAGTAAATACCTGATATTGTAAACTACATATAGCTGATACTGTAGCTGTGAATAACTCTTTAGTATTTGGTGTATGAGCAGGTAAATACTCATCAATTATAGGACAAGATATATCTAATCCAATAGCATCTCCTTCTCCTGATAATAAAGGAACTAAAGCATTCATTATAGCTTGTTCAACAGAAACTAAATTGTCTCCTGTTTCAACACCTAATGCAGCATAATTTATACCTGTATATCTAACACATTCATCAGATACTGTCTGAACACATCCATTATAACAACTTTCGCAAGACATTTTTAATTTATTTATGTATTAAAACTTTAACTCTGCTAGCAATCATCTTCACTGTAAAAGGTTTACAATAATCTGCATTACAAAGTTTATATGTTAATATTTGTTTATAGTGTAGTAAGTCATCAATTACTTCTCCAGGGATATAGTAATTTAATGAGAATATAATATTATTATATTGAACATTAGCTAGGGCTGCTAGCCTCTGATCAATATCAAATAGTAATGCTGATATACTACCATCAGCTATGCAATCAGTTAATCTTGGAGATAACATTTCTAATTCTTTGAGCAGCTTTTTTAGCAGCATTATTACATGCTGAACACAAGCCATTAATTAATTGACATCCACAGCCTACTTTGAGGCCACATCCTCTACAGTTTGCCATGTTAAACGAAGTTTATTTGATAATTATTACCAGAACATCCACAATTGTTTCTTATGAAATTATTTAACATGTTATCTGCTTGTATATATAACTTGTTAGCTGTATCTACAGCACAGTTATTAGCAGCAGCAATTGATCCTTGTATTAAATAATTTATAGTGTTTAATGTTACTTTTGATTGAGTCTTAATAGCTAAGTCACACTCCATCATATCAAGTCTCATAAATGCATCATCAAACTTTTCTTGTATTATTTCTGTACGCATAATACTTTTTTCTACAAAATTTACATTAGCAGGAGCAACTGAATATTTTAAATAATATACACCATCTGGTATAGGTGTGTATATAGGAAAGGAACTAAGTCCTAATATCACAGAATTATATACATTAAAACTATTCACATTAAATGGAATAGCTACAGGAGCACTAAATCCAGGAATAGTGATAGTCATTGTAGCAGCACTTACATCAGGAGGATCTGTATCATAAATTGATGTATCAGCTATCCCTAATGTTTTGGTAGTGAATGTATTAATTACTAAAAAATCTAAAGTCATGGTTATTTAAAATAAAAATGCCAGAGGACTTGAGAAATAATCCTCTCACCCTCTGGCATAGGTTATATGATACCTACTTATTTTCTTATGGAATCAAAGTAGTTGTTGTAGAAGTACTAGGCCAAATAGTAGTTGTAGTACTAGTTGTAGAAGTAATTGGTCCACTGTCATCAACTGGAGCACCTAATGCTGGATTTAAAATATCTAAGAAATCTTGAGTATCTCCAGAAGGGATAGCAATGATAACTGTAGAATCTTCATGAATATAGTCACCCCATTGGTAAGCTGATTTGTCATAAGTGTTAAACTTGATATACAAAGTATCATAGGTTGTACCATCTGTTACCCAGCTTTCAAAGTTTTCGTTATAACCAACCATTCTGTA